TCCGTTGTGTCCACTACTCGCCTCCCGCCTGACCCATGTGCCACGACAACAACTGCCAGAACCTGTCCCACGGAAACATCCACGGATCGTACTTCCCCCGCGTATCAATCCCTGCATGACTCGTAATCATCTCAATCGTTGGATACTTCAACAACCATTCCGCCACTTGCTCCGCACAGCTGTCCACTTGCTCGGTTGGCCACGGATCTGGTTGCTTTCGACTACCGGTGTTAATTAACTCAATTCCCAGCGACACCACATTTGGCATCCCAAGCGACCCTACCTTCGAGTACCCAATGTGATACGCCACATCCTCATCATCTACCATCCGATACCGCGTGCCATTCTTTGCAATACACACATGAATCGACACCCCCACCGGATTACTCTGCAAGTACGCTACCTCCGCTTTCTCGTTGCCAGCTCCCCCCGTATGATGCAACACCACAACCTTCGGTATTGCACCCCTGCGACTGCCATACGACTTCGCCTTTGCCTCAATCACCGTAAACCCCATGCGATCCTCCTACTTCCCCCCCTCACTTCCCATTTTATCTTACCCAATCGTCTATGCTATAATCAACATGTCGCCCTGATACCCGTGTGCTGCGGTGTATGGCCGACGGTTCGATAGAGGGAAGTGTTTCCCACCTTTCTCGCTTTCCTCTGTCAGTTAGACTCTCCATCTCGAGTAGGCTCTCTCTCCTACTCCTATGAGGTGGGGAGTCTTTCTTTCTCCTGCCCCCAGCATCCTCCGTTGCTCACGTTGTTCGCCGAGGAGGATTCTTCCCCCATCCCCCCAAACATCCAATTCCCCACCCAAAAATCTGCGATGCGTGGGAGGGGAGTTTTCTTTAATCTTGGGTGGTAGGATTGCGCTCCGATTGGAAGCCCAGAACGCGCCGCGCCTGCCGTCTTTCCCTACGCGCAACGCGCGCGCGCCTGTGTGTGCCTGTGTGTGTACGCGCGCTGCCAACATATGAGTATACGCGCCTGTGCTGATTGCCTGTGCCTGTGCCTGTATGTCTGTGTGTCTGTGTGCTGTGTTGAGTGTTGGCGCGCCTATACAATCCACCACACCACACACCACACACACCATATATTGCCAATGCCATATAAAACACATCACACACACAACACAGGCAATATAAAATTGATACTTGACATACATTTATAAATGTAAGATAATGAGTCATAGTCAATATTGACTATATGGCAACGCCTATATACAGCACAGAGAAAGGCAGGCACACAGATGCCAACACAGCACACAGACACACAGGCAATCAGCACAGCACAGGTAATTGAAATGAAAGGCACACAGATGCAATCAGACACACAGGCACAATATGAGGAAATGGTATCAGGCATCACATACGAAATGGCAATGGAAATGTCCATGAGTGATCTGCTGGCATATGCCAACATTGCCGGTATGTATGTGGCAGATGGTCAATATTTCGCGCGATTGCAGGCAATCAAAGAATTGCGACATGCACAGGACAAAAAGGCGCGCCTTGTGAAAGAGTATGAATATACGCGCCAATGGCTTGCATACGTTGACACACAGACGCAAGGCAATGGCTTTAGTGATGCATCATTACAGGCGAAATACAAACGCATGTCTGCCAATGCAGAGTATTGTGAGAAAGAAATGTATGCAATCAGTCTATTGGTTAACTCACTCACTACACAGGCGTATGAGTTATGGCACACACAGGCAGACACATATATTGATGATGTATGTAGCCTGTGCATGATGCCTACACACAATGACACGCAATATTGTGATGATTGCGCGCGCGAAATTGCAGACGATGACATTGCAGACGATGACATTGCGTCATGTCAACATGAATTGGCAATGGCATATGATGAAAGCTTGAAAGCTAGCATACAGGCATCACGCGTAGCATGGCAGGAAATGAAAGAGTCAATACACCGCGAGAAAGTAAACGGCGATAATGCGGATCTTGTGGCACAGATACGGGCACTCACACAGTCAATTGCGTTGAGTAATCTGCCATTGCAAGTGATTTCGACATATACGCAGGCACTCGCAACACTCAACGAGTATACACAGGAATAGTACACAGCACAGCACACAGGCGCGCGTATCACTCACAGGCGCGCGCCTGCTGCCAACATGAAAGGCAATCAGACATGCAACACAGCACAGACACACAGCACAGCACAGGCGCGCCAATGTCAGCATATGAGCTATTATATCTGCCAATGCCTATTTCATATGATACATTTATGTCACAATTTCAGCATGATACAATCAGACGCGCGCTATGTATATTTCATTTCTCATACGCCTATGCCTACGATGAAATGACATACCACGTATATGACCACGTTGGCAACGTGTTATGCACAGGCGACATGAAAGCACTATATTTATACTGTATGGGATTAACACAAGCATTGTACCATTGCCAATATTACGATGTGATACCACAATATAATCATAATCCAATGTCAGCACAGCACAGCACAGCACAGAAAGGCAATCAGACATGCAATCAGTAAAACAAAAAAAAGAGTATATACGTACCACACTCGCGTTATATGGATATGGTATGGACACGTGGTCGCCTGGTGATGGCATGACGCGGTATAGAATTACTGAAAGTGTAGGCGTTAACTATTTCTCAACGTATGGTATCTTCACGGGCACACTCAACGAAGTGTATACATATTGCAAGGCGTTGCGATATGTTTATTACCACATGCCAACACAGCACAGCACAGCACAGGAAAGCTAGCATTATTGGCAGATATACAGGCGCGTTTATATCGAAATAGGCGCGCCTGCAATCTGCCAATAATGGCAGACACAGCACAGCACAGGCAGGCGTATACTCACACGCTGCCAACATGAAAGGCAATCAGACATGCAACGCAACACAGCACAGGCAATCAGCACACAGCACAGGCAATCAGCACAGGCGCGCGTAGATCGTGCATACGATTTAGAAATGCAATTACACAAGGCGTATACGGATTATATGGAAATGAATATTCCATTATCCTGTAAAATTGCGGAATTGCATAGCATTATCCGCCAACATGAATTGACATTACAGCATATCCAATACAGTAATTACTATACAATCCGATATACAGCATTTATCCTATATGTCCGCGCGCGACATGATGCAATGTCATGGTGTGCAAGCATGCACATAGAGTATCATGCCATTGTAGAATTACAGCAACGCGCGGATATGCACAATGTGAGTATTGATACGCGTAAAGCTTGGAAAGAAATAGCACGCCTTGAAAGGCAGGCAAGAAAGGCGCAACGCGTTGCAGATAATGCCTATGATGTATACGTGAGTGTATGCTAGTATAGGCACTCACAGCACAGCATACAGGCGCGTTTATATCGAAATAGGCGCGCCTGCTGCCAGCACAGCACAGCACAGCACAGCACAGCACAGCACAGCACAGCACAGCACAGCACAGCACAGCACAGCACAGCACAGCATGAAAGGCACACAGATGAAACCATACTACATTATTCAAGATATTGAAGACACGCGGAAATATAAAGGCGAGAGTATTTCACTCGCCGCAAAAAAAATGCTTAAGGATCGCGACATTTTAGACATTACATATTGTGGCAATGGTTATACTGCAATCATTTACTACACTTCAACATGTGGCAAGTATGTATATGATGTGAAAGTATTTTATGATTATTACAATCATAATGATTAGTACACAGCACAGCATACAGGCGCGCCTATTTAGAAATAGGCGCGCCTGTGTTGTGTCATGGTAGGCACACACAGGACCACACAGGACCACACAGGCACACACAGGACCACACAGGCACACAGGCACACACAGGCACACAGGCACACAGGCACACACAGGCAATCAGATCACTCACCACAGGCACACAGGCACACACAGGCACACAGGCACACGCTGCCAACATTGGCGCGCGTATTGGCGCGGATCGCCTGTGCATATGGCATGCCTACGAGTGAGTGAGTAAAATGAGAAATTACGATATTGATGCCTGTGGTGATAGGCACACAGGCGCGCGTTGCGCGCGTGTTGGCGCGCCAATTTGGCCAAATATCCCCTACTACTCTCGTTATGGAATTACGCGCGCAAACACCACACGCGAGTGAGTATGTGCAATCAATTACGATGAAAGAAATTGAGCTTTTTTGTTCTTCAATTTGATTATTGACAAATATTTTTATATTTGATATGATTGCATCATGTTGTTTGAGCATAGAAAGGCAGGCACTCACATGTGCAACAAAGATCCTACCACAGGCACACACCACACAGCACGATTTATTGATATTACAATTATCTGAAAGGCAATCATTCCTATGACAAATATTGATTATTCAATTCATCTGCCAACGTTTAACGATGATGAACAACGCGCGGATTACTATGCTTACTATGCACAATCATTGTTAGAGAGTGCCTTGTACAATGTGCAAGATTATCAGTATGGCAATGATAATGTATGGTATGGATATGATGCAGGCATGTGGTTAGACCACAAATTGGATTACTTGCAGATCAAGAAAGGCACACCATACACAGGCGCGATTTCAGCACAGCATAACAATTTGCATCGTATGGTGAACGCCTACATTAAGGCATGTGTCAATTACTACACCATATACAATCTAGACAAACATCGCGAAGTGTATCGAAAAGTAAAGGCACATCATACTGCAATCAAAGATGCCTTTGTTGCATACTGTGAAAGCACAGGCGTGTCGCAAACACAAGAACACGCGAGTAATTACATAGATTGGCGGATCTACATGTATGAACACGATAATGGTAAGTTATATGACACAATCATTGAGCATTATGAACAAGCAAAATGTTTGTGTCAGACATACGATGCACAAATTGATGTAAATATTATCAACACGTTTCATGAATTGTATGCTGCATCATGCACATATCCGTATACGTACAAACTATTTGCAGATCATGCACACGCTGCCATTTTCGATGCAATCGCCTACGCATTGCGCGCAAGTGGTGAATTATTGTTGCGCGACATTTCACAGATGTATGCCTGCAATAAAGGATTACGTTGGATAGAAATCGATGCCAATGTGCAATATGACAACGCGAGTGCCAATAGATATCAAGAATTAGTATTTGTACGCGTTAAGTTAGCACTACACAGCATGTTTTATGCCTTGCATCATGATGATAGTCTGTATATGCCATTTCAGACATACATGCACAAGGCAATGGATAATCTGTATATCAAATACAAGAATTATCACAGCAACATGGTAATTAAGATGCAGGATATGTATGTGCATCTGATAGAGAAACGCGACACAATGAACAAGGCATATGAACGCATGACACAGACGTATATACATACTTTTGAGAATTGCGAAAATGCTAAACAAGCTTACTCATATCAGATACCACACGGCCTAGGCAAGAATGTTGTGGGATATATGGCAATGTTGCAGGCACATGCAGGTATTACAAGTGTTGCATTCACACAGCATAATGTGCATATGCTTACTGATACAATTCAAGAATATTATGAAACGTTGCGCGATTATAGTGTATTTTTGCATCGATACGACTATTGTCAAAAGATGAACAAAATCGCACTAGATAGTATGCAACATCTTACTGACAATCAATACAAGTAAACACAGCACAGAAAGGCACAGGCAATCAGATGACTAGCACAAACAAGTTTGAGAATATGGCAAGTAATTACTACGAGTATTTGCGCGATATGAGTGAAACGGATAAGCAAATTGTTAATGATTATGCACATGTTGCACAGGCACACTATGCGTACAATGATGCCAAAATGGCAGAAACGAGTGTGCTGTATATCCGCAACATTACACACACCATTTATGATGAAACGTATGACAAGATACCACACTATCAGATGTTGGATAAACGTGTGAATGATCTTACTGCCAATGCTAACACGTGGAAAGATGCCTACGAGAAAGCATTGCGCCGCGTTGAACAACATGGTGTAGATGATGATGAAATCACCGGCCTGCTACATGCTGCCTGGTATGACTATGCACACAACACCATTGGTATGGAAATTGCACAAGATGACTATCAGTATGACATATATGTAATGCACAATGTGTACATGCTAGATCCTGTATGTATTGCATTTTTTGCACATGCCTTTTACTCGCAACACCACACGATTAAACGATTACAGCAATCTATGGATCGCCTACGTAAAATGCAGGCATCACTAGACCATGTATGTAAAGGCGTAAACGATACCATGCTGTATGTTCAATTATTCACATCTGCGTATAACAATGTGAAAGCAATCCACACAGGCATTATGTCAGACGTATCAGATTGTGAAAGTATTAGGCAACATGTACGATTTCAGCAATTTGTTGCGCGCGAGAAAGATATAGACACACTACCATTTACTTGCGTTGCGATTGTGTTGGATCAATATCTTTCACAATGGCATCGAAATAAGAGTGATGTAGATTTCTGTATGTCACAGGCAGATGCCTTACATCGTCTAGCACAGGCGCGCCTACGCAAGGCGCAAGAATTGGCAGGCGAGTAATATGGAATTGATTTTATTTCTGATTGCGTATCTGATTGTAAGGCAACAAAACAAACACAGGCAATAGCATAGTCAGATTTACAGGCGCGCCTGGTAGGCACTCACTCACAGGCGCGCCTGCAATCTGCATATGATATGCAGACACAGCACAGCACAGCACAGAAAGGCACAGGCAACACTATGGCAGCGAGTGAATTGAGCAAGAAATTACTCAAAGATAGGCACATCGATAAGGCGATTGTGCGTATCGCACACACGTTTCTTATTGATGGAAATGGCACTCACATGCAAGGCACATATTATCAGTACATGAAATGTGAATGCACAGAAAGTGATGCAATGGAATTGCATGAAAAGTTTGTCAAGAAATTGCACACTATCGGATATAAGCATGGTTATCGCGTCAAGATAGAAACGCGTGTGCAATATCTGAAAGAATATTGTAGTGTGTCAGATGACAAATATGGCAAGGCATCACGTATGTATGTGACAAAGGCATACACAGATGATGAAATGACACGCGCGTATGATTACAAGGCACTACCATACATGATGCAAAAAATGTATACACAGAAAGATAATAGTCAGACTATGTATACACAGATAGAGTATTGGCAATCAATTCAACATGCTATAGATCACTATGCAACATATGCACACATGCAAGTAAATGGTGTATTTATGCCTGAATATACCATTATCACTCGCCAAACAGGCAGCAAGGATATTCCAAACATCACTAATGTATGGACGCAAATCGATTTAGTAAATCAATAGCACAGCACAGACCACACAGAAATCTGCCTATTCACTCACATGTGGATAGGCAGATTTTTGTGTATACGTCTACAATCGCACAGGCGCGCGTACAATCGATTATGGCATCAAACACGATACACACATAGGCATTGCCAACACAGCACAGCACACAGGCGCGTACACGTCGTATGCAGGCGCGCGTGTTGACGCGGATCGCCTGCATTGGCAGTATTGTGTTGCGAAAATGAGTAAGTGCTAGGTTCGACCGGCGGCCGACGGGGCCGGAGCGGATCGCCGGAGGCGGCCGGAGGCGCGCCAAACACCCCCCTCCCCCCCCTACTACTCGGCGTTCGGTTCCGCGCGTATCTGCCACGCCTACTACTCGGCGTTCAATTCCGCGCGCGTGCGACGGCGAGGGGAGCTTCGTCGTTCGTCGTTCGTTCGTGCTACTACTCGGAGCTTGGTTCCGCGCGTTCGTGCTACTACTCGGCGATGCGATTCTCGCATGCGTGCGTGCGTGGCGAATTGAGGTCGTTCGTTCGTGTTTTGGAAATTGCCAAAGATTCCTCTTGACAACACTTTTCTTTTGTATTACTATAGGAACTGTCGGAACAAGAGAGATTCCGAATAGCACGAGGGGACTATGGACATCAACGCATTGTTGTCAGAGTTAGGAGAGGTTGAGAGTGAGTTGACGCTTCTTACCGAGCGCAAGGACATCCTGCGCCAGGAGATTGCCAAAGTGATGGCAGAGCGCAACAACGAGAAGTTGGTCGTAGAGGGACTTGGTACGGTGACGGTCACGAAGGATCGCACCAGCATCAAGTACGACACCAAGAAGCTGGATGCGTTTGTGGCACAGTGCCTGAAAGACGGCGACATCCACACCGCTACCGCCATCAGCGAGGCACGGTCGGAAACAACCTCAAAGGGTTACCTAGTTATCAAGAAAGAGTGGTAGGGAGATGAAGAACAAAGGATGTGTGTGGGGCATCGGATTGCTGGTGTTCTTTGGCGCAATCGGCGCATTGATGGATGGCACCGACAAGACCGTCATGGAAGCAACCGCAGTGCCACAGGCGACCATTGCACCCACGATTGCGCCAACAGAAACATCAACCGCAACTTGCGAGCCAGAGGAATGGTCAACGAACTTCGTAGAAGTGTATGAGTTGTGGGGCGACATACAGACCATCACACAGCTGGATGCCATTATCGTCAAATACGACACCAAGCAGTTGCCGTATGGGTGTGGCGAGGAAGCAGATCGCTTGGTGAATGATGTGGACTACGAAGTACGCTTGGGTCTTGGCGCACATCGCACCGCATTCATGCTGGGGGACGGCGACAAGGAAGGGCAGTTGTACTTCGGTCAGGCACTCCAACACTACAAGGCAGCAGGGGAAAAGCATCAGGCATGGAAAGAGGCAATCAAGTGACTAACAACCGATTACAGCACTATGTGGGTGTAGCCGAGCGCATCTTTGATGCACAGGCAGAAATCGTCAAGATTGAAGTCAGTCAGCCAATCATGCTGACCACGGCGATGGGATACATTCAGGCAACCGTGTACATGCGAAACGACCGCCACGCTACCGGCACGTCTAGCTTCCGGCTTGACATCGCAGGCAATAGCGCAAAGGCTACCAATCCGATTGAGGATTGCGAAACGTCTGCCATTGGCCGTGCGCTGGCATTTCTTGGATACTCATCCGACAAGCGACAGGGCTATGCGATTGCAAGCCGAGAGGAAGTGGAAGAAGCGCAACGACGTGCGGAGCATGATGCGAATAAGCCGGTCGACAAGCGCAAGCAGTTTGAGGATCGCTTGGATGCGTTGCTCAAGATAGCTGCCGACAAGCACATTGACCTTGCTCATCCGTTGCTGGATATGCCAATCGATGATTTGGATGATGTGGAACTCATCCAGCTGGGGAAATACATCAAGGGCGAGATTGACAAGAAAGGGGCGAAAGCATGAGAAGTATGCAATTAGCCATGATTGGCACCGTGTACATCGGCACGTTGCATGGTAAGAGTGCAAAGGTGGTTATCTACCGTACCGATGGTGGCCTTGTGAACCACGTAGTAGTTACACCAACCGACAGCCACAATCAGCGACTGTCACCGATGGATCGCACCGTACTCGACAACGACATCTTAGGCACGCTGGGCGCGGATGAGGTGGGGATATTTACTCCGGTCGCATGGGAAACTAACAACTACTACGTAGATATGGATTGGTAATAGTATCCGTGGCTAGGTGGGCAACTGCCTAGCCACGAAAGGAGGAAGTGATGAGCTACTTTGAGGATATGCAGAACGCTGCCAAACATCTGCGTGAGGTGTACGAGATGCGGGCCAAGCACTTAAACGAGATGGTAGAACATCTGCGTGAAGCAGAAGTATGGCTGGCAGGCATCGACAAGATGGGACTGTCACCAGAGCCATCCCATCAGCAGTTTCAGCGCATGCGCTTTGAGTACATGATGAAGCAGATGTGTGATGATATGGAGCGGTTACAGGGGATTCACTTCATAGAGATAGATGCTGGCACCACGATGGCGGCAGCGACGCTGGAAGTGCTGAAGCACGTAGACACTCACGGCTTTCCTATTGGAGGGGAACGATGCTAGGAAGAATCTTTTCTCTGCGGATTGATAAGCAAATAGACAACAAGATTACCGACCTATCTATCAGGCTTCGGAAGACGAAAGGAGAGATTGTACGATATGCGATTGAACAGCTCTATCAAAGCGTACACAATGGTGGCCACATCAGTGCCCGAGCCACTCGCCAACAAGATCCGTCTGCGAGCGGACGCCGAAATGAACAGCATGAGCGACCACATCCGCATCGTGACCAAGAAGTGGATTGAGGCAGGATCGCCTATCTTTGAGGTAGAGATGGAACGGTTTCGGGTACCGCTTGGTGCATACTTTGAGCCAGCCGATTATAATCGCCTCAAAGACCTGTCGCTTCGGCGCAAGGTGTCGATTGCACAAGCGGTACGGATTGCGATGGTGTGGTATCACGGCGGAAAGTAAATGAATGCGACGGGCAGGGGGAGTGCCCGTCGCTTGCAGAGGGGTCTGCACTATGATTGTATAACGAGAATGATATGTTTACCAAACTACCTAACAAGTTCATTGAGCGCATGACTGACTTGTCAGGGACGGAGGTGAAAATCATGCTGGTGATATACCGACACACCATCGGGTATCATCAGCGTGAAGCCACCCTGTCACTGTCCGTGCTATCAAAGCACACCGGATGCTCAATCCGACAAATCAGTACGGCCACGGCTCGACTACAATCACTTGGGTTTCTCACACAATCAGTGAAGACGGCGATTGGCACAGTGTACGTCATTCACGACGTTCCAGAGGGATGTTGCAACGATGAACCTATAGAAGAAATTGCTATAGAAGAAATTGCTATAGCAAAAACTTCCACAGAGGTATTGCAAAAATTGCCAACATATAAAGAAAATGAAAGAAATACAATATCTAACGATATTGTACACAGTGTGCCACCGAAGCCGAAACGGCAGCGAAAGCCAAAAGAGCCGAGAGAGGAAGTGCCAACTGCATTGACAGTGTTTAGGGAGTATCACCGGCTATCTGTACCAATCGCACTCCGAGAGAGTGTGGCGCGTGAGGTAGACGATCTGCCACGCTGGGAAAGCGTGTGCAAGGAGTGGGTAGGGAGAGGGTATCGCAAGGGCAACGTTGCTGGTTGCCTACAAGTGTACAAAGAGGGGTGGAAGGATGCACGACCACGACGACAAGCGCAACGAGGGGACATTCAGCGGGAACAACGTGAGCAACGCATGGAAGCGTACCTTGCCGAGTACGAGAGAGAAATCACCGTTGGAGGAACTCGGCGTGATAACACCAGGGATGACGGGCAAGGAAGTGTTCGAGGCCAGCAAGAAGTATTGGGCGGAGTACTACGAGAGCCGACCAAAGGGCAACCGGAAGACGATTTACCGTTCTAAGCCACTGACTAACGGATGCAACTGCGACGGGGCTGGATGGTACTACTTGGACGTAGATCCAGCAGACTACCGCTACCGAGTACTGCAACGGTGCGATGCGTGCAACTCGGCAGGCAATTCATTTCGTGAATCGCTGCAAGCATTCCGAAACGACACGTTTGATTCATTTGACCTTGACCGTCCAATGGCTGACTATCAAAGTGGCAAGACAACCATCACCGAGCGTTTCCAGCGTAGTGCCGTTCAGCGGGCGTATAAGGCACTGAAAGAGGATAACCCGAGTGATAGCATGTCTTACTACGTTTGGGGCAACGTAGGGTCTGGGAAGAGTCATCTTGCCCGTGCGTGGGCCATCATGCACGCCGACGCAGGATATAACGTGGTCTACCGCATCATGCCGAACCTTGTGGACGAACTTCGGTCTGCGGTCAAGACTAATCAGGTGGATACTATCATTGACAAACTTGTATATTGTGATATGCTTGTCATTGATGACATCGGCGCAGAGGAAGACCAGAGCGATTGGATACGTGGCAGGCTGTTTCGGATTGTAGATGGTCGGACAAATAAAAAGACCGTCTACACATCCAACCTTGACCCACAGGAACTTTACAATCGCATGGATGAGCGTCTAGCAGATCGCATCAATCAGTGCCAACGGCTGTGGTTGCCGTTGCAGTCGTATCGACAAGTAATCAGAGAGAGAGGGAAGTGATGGACGTTACAATCTTAGACCGTGATATGGATCACGTGGTGAAAAGTCAAAGTGTGGACGTGTGGTTTTGGTCTGGCACATATCTTGGTCGTGAGTATAAAGTGTGCCTCGCTCGAAGCAATAATTCATGGAACATCACCCTGAACAATGAGAGTGTTTGGGAATCCATAATTTATGGCAATGACGCAAAGTTTTGCGACAGCAAGTACTTTAATGACCTACTGTATATTGTCATCGCAAAGCATCGAGGAGTTCGGCACATGGCCCTGCATCAAATGTTTAATGGAAATTATGGGCACTTGATGCCACTTGTTTCTAGTACGCTCGGATACTACTACATACAGCCAAAGGATCCAATACAAGTCATTGCGACAAAGGAGGAGTTTGAGGATAAGTCTGGATGGAGGGTCGTGCTGTATAGTCAAAATGAATGGGAATTATGGGATGACACCGTATATGTTTCCAAGTTTTTTGATGGGGAGTTTCCAGAGCATTGGCGTGATGTCCTAAAGCAATCAAAGGTTGTGTTGTATGACACAAGTGATTGCGATGATGACATGGGAAAATGTATCTTGTGTGGCAAAAAGGCAGTTCCGATTGACATTATCAAAACACGATTGAAGTTTTGCAAGGAGTGCTGGGTGAGGGTGTCAGTGCCGGTTGTAAAGAAAGGGAAGTGATGGATTGCGCGGTATGTGGCGATAAACTTGGCGATGATGGGACAATCATTCAATCGCAATCAGTTGGCCCGATTTGCTTTTGTTCATCTTGTTGGGATTTAATATTTCATGCGGTGTATGAGTCGTTGCGAGAGTCTGGTCAAATTGTTGATAGTGAGGAACTGCCATGAAAGTATTATCACTATTCTCCGGCATTGGAGGCTTTGACCTCGGGTTTCAACGGGCTGGGATGGAAGTTATTGGCATGTGCGAAATTGATAAGCACGCCCAAAGGGTGCTACAACGGCATTTCCCAGAGGCGACGTTGCATACAGATGTGAAAGAGGTGCATTATGAGCGAGGGTCAGTTGACCTTATTTGCGGAGGATTCCCCTGCCAAGACCTTAGCGTCGCAGGAAAACGACGTGGACTTGATGGCGAACGGTCTGGCCTCTGGTTTGAGTTTGCTCGAATTATCGACACGGCTGAACCAGCGTGGGTGGTCATTGAAAACGTGCCAGGGTTATTCTCTTCAGCCCGAGGGGAAGATTTTGCCGTCATCATTCAGTGGCTGGCAAACCGCGGGTATGGCGTGGGGTGGCGAGTGCTTGACGCTCAAGGTTTCGGACTTGCCCAACGAAGAAAACGTGTGTTTATTGTCGCAAGTTTTGGAAGCCCACGTGGATGCACGGTACTACTTGAGCCCGAAAGCCTGCGCCGGAATCATACGGAGAGCAAGCGTAAGGGGAAAGCAGATTCCACAGCCGCTGCTGAACGCTCTGATGTTCACAGCTGGTCATGGAAAATTAGAGCTGGAGGAAATCCAAGCGGAGAGCGCGGAGGACACCAAGTGCGATCCGGAGGACTTGGATACCTAGACAAAGCTGAATCAGCGTTTACCATATCTGCGATGCAAGACCAATTTGTGGCGTATCAGGTAGCACGTCCACTGTTAGCTCACGGCCAACGAGGGGATTGGGAATCAGAAAACATAATTCCCTATGCTATTCAAGGAAACATTATTGACCGTGACAAGGGTGGTGCAAATGGAATTGGCATATCACAGGAAAACGTGTCGTATACACTGACGGCGATGGATAGACATGCGGTGGGAGTACTATGGGAGATGTGCCACACGGATAACCCTACACGCATCTGCCCAGACCAAGAAACGTCGCCGACGCTAGTATCACGCATGGGCACGGGTGGCAACAATATTCCACTTATTGGTGTTCGACGGTTGACACCAACGGAGTGCGAACGGTTACAGGGATTTCCTGATGGGTGGACGGATGGTCAGCCGGATACACATCGCTACAAACAACTCGGCAACGCTGTGGCGGTTCCGGTTGCTACGTGGATTGGCAAACGCATTATGGGAGAAATGCAATGACACGATATGAAACACGCACGCATCGCATGTGGCAGGCACACGAAGATGTTTTATTGCAGGAAGCGTGGCAGGGGAATACCACGCCACGGGAAGTAGCGCACAAGCTTGGACGCACAGTGTGGTCGGTGACTATCCGGATGCACCGCTTGTTTGGGAAGCGTAGTGGATCGCTGATGCCAAGCGATTACAGTGTGGCTGACCTTGCTGAGGCATTGGGCGTAGAAGTGACCAACGTTCACTCATACATCAATGCTGGTCTTAAGCACTACAAACGTGCAAACACGTCGTATGTATCACGAGAGAATCTGTTAGAATGGCTGTCAGCAGGAAATTGGAAGCGCAAGTTTGTGCCGACTACCAGCGACATGAAAGAGCTACTGAAAGACGCAGAGCATAAGTGGGTCTTTCAGCAAAACCGCCGGTATCTGACTCGAACGGAAATTGCAAAGGCCACCGGACTGTCGTATCAGACGATTTCTTTATGGGCAAATCAAGCAGGAAAGTTTCCCCTGCCACGCAAGATTGAATCTCGAGTTCACCTGTATGATATTGACGAGGTGCTGGAATGGTCAAAAGCAAAAAACCTGCATATGCTCATTACAATGTACCTTTCAGTCCGTGGGCGGTAGAGCTGCCGTACCCACCCAGCGTCAACCATAGTTACATGACACTGAGTAACGGTAGGCGCATCTTAAAGCCGGAGGCGCGCGATTATCGTCACCTTGTGTCTATCATTGTAGCAAACGGGGTACAACGCTTCGGCGGTGTACCCTGTCCATTTAGCATGTGGGTGACCGTATATCCACCGGATCGCCGGAAACGCGACTTGGATAACCTACTCAAAGTACTACAAGATGCCATCACCGATGGCCTACGAATTGACGACTCACACATTCAGTCAGTGGCGATTTGTCGGTCAGAACCGTTTCCATCTGGCAGAGTTGAAGTGTCGTTTACTGATGTTAACCTAGAATGGTTTGTGCAACATAGTGAATCTGCTTCACATAGGATGGTTCGGTACTCCAACGACCTTGCAGGTCTTCCCAATCCTTGACCGTACCACGAAGCTGTGATTTTTGCACTTGCTGGATGGCAGGAGAGAGCTTAATAAATCCTTTGGTGAATGCGTCAAGATCGTCATCAATGTACACATATGCACATAGGTGTGCCATGTGTGCTAGCACCCCAGCTGAGTAAGTATCAAACATGTGTGCGCCTGACAACACGTTTCGATTGCGGAGAAACGCTTCTGATGTGAAATGATTAGTTTCCACGGCAGCTTGAGCAAGTGGATGTACATTGCCAAATGTGGTGAAGTATCCACACGCCGTATACGAACTTGCTAGCTCGTACCGCACGTTTAAGTCTAGGTGACGTGCGTAGCTGGAAAACCATGACAGCACCTGTTGTTCTGGAACAACACGACCACGAATAATTCTCATCACTCCCCCCCTATCGAGTGCTAAACCGCCATTTGCGGTCTTTTACAAGCCGTGCAAGCTCATATATATTATCCCACAGGCCAGATGGCTCTAGTGCCAACTGATAGCCGTTGCGGTCAATTTGCAAATTAACACGATCTATGTACTGTAATCCAGGAATGGAGGAAAGACCATACTGCTGATACAGTGGCTTCAGTTCCTGAACGGAAAGATTTTTGTCTGGCAGTACCTGTGTAGGTGGTATTTCATTTCCTGCCGTACCAAAAATCTTGGCACTCCCAAGCGACTTTACGTAGTCAATCGTCTTGTAATTAATTTGCGACAATCGCAGCTCAAACGAGTTATTGGTGGGGAATACTCCCCATGAAAGCACTTGACCAATATCTGTACCAGCATTTAACGCATCATCAATAATTTGCTGATATGTTGTGTATGCATTCCATTCGGCGGTAACACCAATAATTGTATTTGTTGATCCGTAAAAATAACCAATACCATAGTAGTTGTTGTTTGTTAATGCTTCTGTCAGCATAGAAATAGTAAATGCGTCAGATGTAGTGCCAAGTCCACTTTTTAACGCAGGAACTACCACCCATGCAAGTGTAGAGTAGTACCCTACTGCGTTGATAGTTACTCGGCATTGCTGACTTGACCTTGTTTCAGCGTTAGCCACCGTTTGCACATTAGGCATACCAAACATATTTAACTGCGTAGTCAAATATGCTGTTTGCATAGCACCATTAGCAATAGTTGCCTTTAGTTGAATTGGCATGTACTTGTCGCAGTATGTTTGAGCAATATTTGCATCAAATAGTGTGGCAGCTGGAGAAGTTGAGCTTGACCGGAACAACGCATATCGTGATGCAAAATTATCAATACCAACCGATGTTGTTGCGCCACCATAATCTACCGTGATAGACGTAATGATTCCCGTCCACACCTGTTGCGAGTATTGATCTATTGTGCGTATGTGCCGCAAAATCATATCCAAATACTGCGACGCTTCTTCTAATCTTACATCTAACGTAAGTGAGCATGATTCACATCCACCACGAGCGGTAATTGAATGTTGATACGTCGTAATGTTGCCAGAGATTTGGAAAATGCTTGACGAAATAGGCACGCTATATACGCCACGGTCAAGCACATTGACGGTAATAGAATCGACAGTAGTCATGACTACTCCTGAATCGTCTGATATAGTGCGCCAAAACGAAACTGCATATACAGTGCCGGAGCATAAACTTGACCTTCCTCTGGAATAGGAATAAGGTAGGTACACACTCCATTTAGATTAAAAATCAATCCACGCATCATGCCGGTCATTTGTTGCACACGAATGCTTGGGCCTCGTATCTCACAGGCTTCTGAGTATGAAAACCAATTATTTGACGATGACTGCGATGTAGTAATCATTGCTTTTTGCGCTGGCAGTGGCTGTGCTGGCATTTCGGTTTGGTCATAAAAACTTGCCACACGATACTGAATGTACCGCTCGGTGCGTGCCGTCCACACACTTGTAGGAAAAAGTTGAATAGTGCTGTGCGCTCGATACAGCCACACACGACTAAACGCATATGTTCGAGCAGCACCACGATTGATATTGCGAATGTTAATCTGAATTGGCACGGTGTATGCCGTGTTGTAATTGGGGAATCCAGAAAAAATACTGCCAATATCAATTGGAGGCATGATGAATAGCCGATTGACGTTGTTGCTTGTGTTGATATTTGTACCGATTGAGCGCACATACGGCGTGCTATACCCCTTAATAGTGGCTTGCATCTCAATCTCATTGCTTTCAACGTTGCCCGTAATTGCAATGACTAATGGTGCATTGGAGTACATGTCTAACATCGTATATGACAACGAAAGACTAACAGTCGCTGATGCACCAGCAGACAAACTTCCTGATACCGACAAAGCCTGTTGGGTTACCGTATCGTCTGCCACAATAGAAAGTACCGTTGGGCCAAATCGCACATTTGGATCGCTGAATATATCATCATAATTAAATGAAATGTCAGCGTTTACCATTGAGCCAATCAAATATGGCTTATCAGACAGGTCAATAATATCAAACAATCCATCGCCATAAAATGAATTGCCGGTATTTGCAACAGGCCATCCTACCGTTGCTAGTTCGGTACGCGATGAATCAGCACCATACGGCGAGCGCGTAATTTTAATATTCAGATATGCAACCGGAATATTTCGTTGCACATCACGTCCAAGAAATGTTGGCGTTTCTTGAATAATGGCAGATTGCACAAGCCACTCTGTATACTTTGTTTGACCATTGCGCCGAATAGACAAGATTTGAGTATTGGTATATTCTTGGTAAGACAATGCACGGCGAATAATTTCAACTAACTCTGTGACTTCTTCAATTGTGTTGCCACATACTGCAAGCTGGATTTCTTCCTCTTGCACTTCTGCGCCACGTTGCACTAGCTCCTGTGTGAGTGTAAACGGCGATCCACCACTATACACATCAATAAACTGCGTAGTCATTGGCGTATAACCAGAACCCTGAGAGTCTGACAATACCATAATAGGCGTGGTGGTGGGATTGGTATAATCCCCTCCTGGATTCACAATACCCGTGATGTTATTAAGTTGCACTACTTTGTAGTATGTTGCCCATGATGATGACATGGCTATCCTCGCTGATTCAATTGCTTTTGCAGTACGTCTAATACAATAGTGCGAATCTGGGCGGGATCTACTTGCGACTGCACACTAATGTTAATACCACCAACATTTACCGTGGTTTGATTCACATCAATTGAACCTCCAGGGGGAGCGGTAATCTGTCCAATGCCAAGACCGTTAAATGCGGCTAGCTGGTCAGGGGTAAGAATGTTTGACTCGTTACGCACTCGCGCAAGGGCATTGGCGAGTAAGTCAAGACTGCCACGCATGGCATCAACCTTGTCTACATACGTGTTAGACAGGTCGGTGATGGTGGTCTTGGCAATCTCCAATCCTTGAATGATTGCCTGCCGACGGCTTTCATCTACATTCTCCAACTGCATAACGCTTTGGATGGCATCGTCAATGATTTGCCGTCGCTGACTTGCTTCTTCCTCACGTTCTTGTCGAGCCGCAGCATCTGCAAGACCAACTCGTGTAGTGTAGTATTCTTCCTGCAATTTGATTGCATCATCGTACACTTGCTTAGCACGTTGTTGCGCTTCTGGATCGCCCTCCAAGCGTACCTGCGTATCGTGGAGTTGCTGATACAGCTTTTCCCCGTCACTGATACGCTCTTCTTGAATGGCCAAGTACTCTTTGGCAAACTTGGCATTCCCTTGAAGTGCATACTCATTAGCTCGGGCAACTGCCTGATTCATTTGTAGTTGACCGTATGCCTCAATGTTTTCACGGGCAAGCAACCGCTGGCGATCTGCCGCATCCAGCTTTTTGTTTTTGCCTTCTACAAGGTCAAGGTCATTTGCACGCATCTCATACGCACGCTTTTGTTGCAAAAGCGTGGCATCAGCGTAGTATGCCTGCATTTCACGAATGCGCTTACGGTAGATTTCCTTGTCAAACTCTACAAGGCGACGTTGTGTTTCCTCATAGATTTCGTTGAGGCGTTCCGTTTCATCCGCAAGCGTTCGTGTGGCGGCGGCTGTTTCTTTTACTTCTTCCTCTGGCCACTCAATGCCAAATAGGGCTGCCGCAATTCCTCGAAAACCACCCCCACCTGCCTCAAACTCCTTTGAGGTTTGCAAGGTCTTGATAAGGCGTGATGCCTCTTCTTCGGTAATGCTTAATACTTTTGCAGTAACCGATACTGCGCCAGCAAAGTCAGTCTTTGATTTGATTAACGCCGCTTCCAGCAACAAGTCGCGCCGTGATACTTGGTTTTGCTGATTCAACTGCGAAATTAAATCACCAATAGACTCTCCAAGTCCACTTGTCACCAACGCAGTTTGCATGATAACATCGTTGGCGCGCATTTGGATTTGCGTCATTTCAGACACACGTTCGGTATACGCAGAAACGCCGTATTCTGCTTCTTGCAATTCTTTGAGGCGATATGGATCATGTATCATGCCCATTTTAATTAAGCCGTCAAAGTATTCTCGATTCATTTCACGAAACGCAAACTTTGCGTCGCTAGCTTCGTATGCCATCAATGGAAGTTTTGCAGTAAAAGCCGCTAGTGGGCCCATAAGTAATGTAGCAAGCGTATTGCTAAACTTGCCAACTTCAGTGTCCATTGCGCCATAGCCATACAGACCTTGTGCAAAAAACTTTGCAAACTCATCTGTTACTCCGGCAAACATTGCGGCAAATGATTGTCCGGTTGTTTCTGTGGCAAATGAAGTAATTGCACCAAATCGAGCGTATGCTGCGGCGGTGGTATCCAGCTGATTAGCTAGTACATCGGCGGTAATACCTTGTGTGGCAAGCAACGCAGTTAGTCCGGCAATTTGCCCTTTGGCATCGCCGGCCGCATTGGCTAGCACATTAACTTCATCCGACGGCAACTCAAAACGTCGCCGAAGCGACATAGGGTCGCCGGACATCAATTCTTGAATGGCAATCGTTGCGCCCTCAATGCCTTGCACGGGATCACGCATTGAAAGTAATTGCACTACATTGTTTAATTCTTCAACAGACACACCTGCTGAAATTGCAATTTGTTGCAATTTAAGAATGCCGGTAATGGATTCAGAAAACGAACCGCCAAATAGTATTTGGTTTTTGGTGGCTACTCCAATCGCCTCGGAGTATCGTTGCGCCGCACTTGTACCAAGCAACAATCCTTTTGTCTGTGATATACCCATCAACAGCGATTGTGCTTTAGTAAGCTGATTGCCTTTGTCAATAAGGTCAAAAAACTTCTGAAATGCAATCTGAGCGGTACCTACCGCAAACGTCAACGAGTTAAACACGTGTAGTGTTTTCTCAAACGTTTGCCACGCAGTCATCGGTTTAGCGGCTTTAGAAGTTGCTGCCGCTGTTCCTCCGGTGCCAGTACCCGTACCGCCGGTGCCTGTGCCAGCAGTGCCGGTGGTAGGTGTAGTAATTTTCATTTTTGCATTTAACGCGCCCATTGCGTTAAGCTTTGCCATTGATTTGGCAATGCTATTGAGGTTTCGTGCCACAGCTCCACTTGAAACGGCCAACTTCTGCATTGAGCTAGACAGTTTGTTTACGCTCAAATTGCTTAATGAACGTAGTGAAGAAATAACACTTTTCGGGCCGGTAATTTTAGAAAGTGCCTGCAATGCGTTGGCGATGTTTGTTACTGCGGTTGCGGCATTATTTAGTTTAGAAACATTCAACGTTCCCGACAAAGTGTTGAGCGAGTTTTGCACTGCCAACATGTTTTGCGAAAACTTATTCATTCCAGCCGTTGAAGTAAACGACTTTGACAACGACTGCATGGCCTTTGTGGTCTTACCAGCTGTTTGATATGTCTGGTCAAGTTCATTGGTGATTTGTGTCAGCACCGCAGAAAGCTGATTGTTTGCGGAAAACGTTACCTTAAATTGCTCGTTGGTCATCTCCGAAACTCCCTTACTTCCGCTTCTACTGACATACACACTAACAATGGAGCAATATACTCCCACGGCTCTGCCAACAGCGCACTTGGCAGTACGTGAAACTCTCGGCAAAGCCGTAAGAGTAGTAGCTCAAACGGCATGGATTCAGTTCCGGTATGAAGGTGCGCCATCAAGCGGAACTTTAAGCTTTTCCCGATGCGTCCTCTGGATCGTCAATCTCGTAGAACTGCTTGTATACTTCCGCATACAAATCGGGAAATTGGTCAAGGGGAATGTGCATGACACCCCCCTCAACCACACGGTCTAGCCAATCAACGACCTCTGCATCAGTCACTCCCCCATTACGCATGTTCGACATAAACTTCATGTCTGCGACCGTTAAGTCACTGCGTTTCAACTTATACAGAAATGCCTTCTTCATTAGGTACCACTTCCTCCGGTAGTATTGCCCGCCGTGGTCTTCTGGACAAGCGGCGTGCGTACTCGAAACATTCCCATGATAGGCCCAGGTGCGGCAGCGTCTACCGCTGGATAGCGGAACATCGTGATATACGCCGGTGAGCCCGTGATTGGCGTGCGATACATTGGCGACGCCACATCAGCTCCGCCAGTCGGCACCCAACGCACGTATACCTTACTGCCCGTATCGCCACTCTCAAAAATGGCGCGTGCGACTTCGTAGGCCTCCGTGCTAGTATCACTGTACACAATGTTGAACTCAAGGTCAATCGGCTGTCGCTTGCCGGTAGCAATGATAGCCGTGTCGCCATCCAACGTGTATGCCTCGTTTGTGGCACGCTCCTGGTCAGTGCTTTGCACACTTTGTGCGCTACCAGAGATGTTGCGCCAAATAGTCAAATCAGCACTGACTTCAATGCGAGCAATTACGCCCGATACCGTTGCAGATGTTTGTGCCATCAGTTTCTCCTAATTGTTTTCAGAAATCGTAACTACTGCAATCACCGCATCGTATCGGCGATCTGACGAAGCAGGCCACTCTACGAGCGTTGACTCTATTTGCACATCGGTTACCACGTATTTGTTTGTTGCAATATCTCGCAACGCCGATACGTACTCACCCATGTAGTCATAGACATCAAAGCTAATATCCGATACACCAATGCCAGAAGCAACCGCTCGAATCAATACCGCATCTACGATTTTCCACTGCAACTCATATGCAGAGCCGGAGAATGTGGTGCGATTGAGCGCACTTGCTGACATTCCAGCACCACGGTGCGAAATAAAGCGGTATGGCAGTACTGCCGATACGGCATCATCTCGAAGCGTCGTACTGTACTCGGCGGTGATTCCGTTAACAGACATCGCCGCAAGGTCTTGAATAATATCGTTAATCTGACTCATATTACCAACCTCTTATATGGCTCAAGATATTGCACCACGTCCGCTGGGAGTGAGTTCGGAACAACCATACCATCTGCGGTATAGATGGTGCGGTCAAGCTCAGCACTTGTATCTTTTTGTTTATACAGGTATTGCGCTAACCGCTTGGTGGCAAAGGATATTGCCCCTGGACACGTTACCGAATACGCCCACCGACCGGTCACTACAATAGCAGCATCAGGGCTGTCATTCCACGTCCACACAATATCGCTATCCAGCTTCAACCGAATCCCGTAGATTGGCCGTCCGTCAGCGATTGCGTTAATAGGAAGGGTAACGTACTCTGTGCTTGCAACGGTTGTGCCATCACCATTTACAATCGAGGTGATTTGTGCAAGATCGTACTTGCCAAGCCATAGTACTCGTTGGTCGTAGTAGTCAAAGTATTGATAGTACTCAATTTGCATCCGGTCGGCATACTCACGATACCGCACTGCGTCAAAGCGTCGTACCGTATCAACGGATGCCTCAAACACTCGGTCAGTGTAGGCATTGATGATGCTTGTAGCGTCAGCAATCAACTCAGTCAGCAGTGTGTCGTCAACGGTAACACCGGTGGCGATTTTTAGGTATCGTTTCAACGCTTCAAGCGTTACGTATGCCATTAGATAGCTTCCTCTCGGTGCATATTGTGCGCCGTATAGTCCGGCCACAAGATTTTGCGAGTGTTGGTTTGTATCATGTGTCCACACAACACGCCGAAGTGAGCAAACTGACCAAAGCCATGCTTCTGGCAGTCAATGCTAAAATACCAATCGTTTGATGCACCTCCGCGCTTCTCAAACTTTAGCGTTTCTAGCACATGTCGCTGAATCATGGTAAACCCAAGACCAACGCCTGCCACTTCTTTTACCCAGCCGTTACGAGCAAGCTCGCAAACTTTTGGGCTGTTGTGATCTGTCCACGACAACCCCTCTGACTCATCAACGGTCACAAAAGCGTTCCATCGGTAGTTTGGTTTTTGTCGTAGACAGTAGACACCCATAGCAACATCCACGTTCAATTCTGCAAGTGCATTGATGCCATGCTTTGGAATGATGATGTCATCCTCCACACTGACAAATGCGTCGCAGTCCGTAGAGAGAAAGTGCTGGCGAGCTTTCTCATAGTTGTGCGTCACGTTCGTGTATCCATCTTTCGACGGTTGTTCGTGTTGATACTCCACATACATGTGAGGCTTCCCCCACGTTTGTCGAGCTTCCCACAGTGCAACGTGCGTCCGTCCAATAGTACGCAACCGTGGCATAAAAATAAACAGCTTCACAGCACTTTCCCCCTTCGTCTGTTCTTATGCAACAATCTCTGCGACGGATGCCAAATCGTAGTCGCTTGCAGGCTCGTACCGAGCGACACCAGCAAGGGCTACCACGCCAAAGATGGCAGCACCACTTGGAGTGGCTTCCATGCGAATGTAGCGCACGTCCTGCGCGGCACACTCTTCGGCAGTCACTTCAATGATACCCTGCGTGTTGTTATCCACGCTACCGCTAAACACGCCCGACGAAAACGTCTTGCCGGTCAACGTGGTCGCAAACGTGCTATTGTCGTTGCCACCCTTGATAACTGCCGTAAGAGTGTTTGCGCCAATGGCACCTGCGGCCACCACAAAGATAACACGCCGGAACAAGCGCATGTCAATACCATCGCTGTTCTGGGCAGTGCTGTGTGAGGCAGGGTCAATCGTGGCGATGATTGCCAAACCCTCAGACAGTCGTTCGGTGAAATGAGGCATTTCCTTACTCCTAGCTCAACTTGATAAACGGCGAAACCTGATACGAACCATCGGCAAGGGTGATCTTGTCGTTCAATGCAGGCTGACCATCAAGACGGCTGGTCATACGCATCGTCATCTGGTCAGTCAAGAACGCCGGAGCATCGCTGGTGCTGATGGTGGTGTCTTGTCGATCCATGATGTAGTATGCGTTGCGGTCAACCAACAACACGTCGCCAGCCGTGCCAAGCACCGGAAGCTTCTCAGTAAACAAGACAGTGTGACCAAGCAACTGCGTTGCCGGACGGCCCTGCAAGTCACGCAAGAAAGTAACAAAGTTACCGCTCTCAGCCATGCTATACAGCTTGGGCATGACGCTCTGGTGCATGATAAATACCGCACGACCAAGCGCACTTGCTGGCATACGGGCAATCATGTTCTTGGCATCAGCCAACTTAAAGTCGGTGGCGGTGTCGCGCGTAACCGAGTACGTGGCAGGTGCATTGAGGATGCCCAACGGCTTTCCAACGCCATTCCCGCTAAGGAAGTTGTAATCCTCAAACCATGCTTTGGCTTGACCAAACTGACGAATCAGCATTCCCGACAAGGCCGGAGCATCAGCAAGCAACTCGCTAGTGATTTGGATGTACGCTGCCAACTTGTGGGCACGCAGATCAATCTGGTCAAACTTGACCTGGGTTGACTGAATGTTCCCAGCTTCTGCCGTCCAGAACAACTTCACACCGGCAAGCATGGCCGATGAGCCATCGGGAGCAATCGTCTGGTCGTAGCGCGGAGCCTTAAACTCAGGGCTGTTGACCGACATGACCATTGCGCCTGGACGAATCAATCCAGACTCAACAGCATAGCCATCAATCATGCCACCGTACTCAGGCGGAACCGCATAACCGCCACTCGTACCAGAGCTTTCCACCTGTGCCTTTACGCCGTATACGCCGGTCAACCGCTTGTCATCACGACGAATCACGGCTGCCATGTAGTCGGCAAAGTTCTTCACTTCCTTGTCGGCAACGCCACCATCAGGGGTGACCACGCCGTGCTTGGCAACGATTGGGTCATTCAACAGGCTGGCGATGACATCCGCCTTAATGGATCCAGCCACCTGTGATGCCAATTCATTCATGTCAAGAGTTACAGTGTCAGGCATGTCCTTACCTTACTTTTTTAGAAAGATTACTATCGGCCGTCGTGGCGACTCAGATGATTCATCATCTGCTTTAGCCTCCACCTTTGGCGTTGTATGAACAAGAGTCCGTGGCTCGGCAGGGTGCGTCGTGATGCTTAACTCACCTATGTACCACTGCTTGAGTTGCCCGTTTTCTCTTTCCACCACGTGAGGGAGTGCGCCGGTTGAAAGACCAACCGCACCCGAGTGAATCAAATCCTTGATGCGCTCAACGTACTTGGAGCGTTTATTGAGCTGAAACTCAAACCACACACCAACATCGTCTTGCTCTGCTTTCACCACTCGACCAATCGGTTTACGCAGTTCGGCAGTGCCAATCCCCGAATCATCCAACCCATGCTCAAAAAACACGGGAATGTTTTCAGGAGATCGCTCAAGTCCTAAATCAGTGTGCTTGGTGAACTCATCTTTGGTGAGGTCTTTGCCACCAAAGACTACTCCAAGCCCACGATACATGCCATCGCCAATCGCCTTAATGGCAAAGTCAAACGATTTCTTTTCGTCTTTCCATGCCTCTGGCAACTTGTCTTCTAGATCCTTGCGACGGGCAAGCGCAATCAAACGCTTCTTGAACGTGTCAAAGGATTCACTGCCACGATACCGGCCCCACGAGGAAACCGCATCTTCTACGTCGCTTCCATCTACAATCGGAAACGCGCGTTCGCTAGGAAATACAAAGTCACTATCTTTCAGTTTGTTGCGCTCAGCCGTCGTAAGAACAGACTTCATTTCTTCTTCGTAGGGGTCTTCGGCTTCGGCATTGGCTTGCCCATCTTGTCCATCTTCCCCGTCTTCTTCCCGTAAGCCATCGTCGTACTCTCCTTCTTCAAGAGATTGGTCGGTGATAATCCAATATCGACAGATGCCCATTGCGTCAATGTCGCCATTCACAATGGCACAGCCACCGCCACGAAAAAATATGCACTCGGCACAGCACTTGCCACCGTGGTTAGCGTTTTCCTCGCCATCACGATAGTCGCATCCGTTTGCATCATCGCCAGCCTCAAACGCTCCATAACGAATAACGATTTCGTTCAGCGCATCGGCAAGCGCAATCTGTTTGTCAGTGTAGTTCATATTTACTCCCGAAACCATTCAGAGATATTTGCAAGATACTCCATTGCTTGTATCTCCTCCTGATTACACATTAGCACAGTCGTGGCTTTCACTTCAAGAGATTTGGTTGTACGATATGGTTTTCCGCCACCACGGGCTTTAACTAGACGCTCATAGGTTGCCACCATAAACGCAGACGCATAAGCAGATGGCCACTTGCTAGAGTACTTTTGTCGAGCAAGACGGCGAGCTTTGCGATATAACGCAGGAAACTTTACTTGCTCTGGCACGACCTCTGGCCCGCTTGTGGCAATCGGTTTTTCCTTACTGCGAGCGGTTGTGTATCCAGCTACACGCTGACCGTTACGATAATACGGTTTGACGGAAATAGCTTTGGTAGATCGGTCAAACTGCCTGACCAATCGTGACACCCATGAGAAAGCGGCATCACCTCCCCATCCATGCCACGCCTGCCAGCCTTTGCCTTTCTCTCCCCATGTACTGCCTTTTTTGTCTACGGCATGACGACGAAACCATGCGTACATGGTGCGAATGTCATTCTCTGTAAAGTCATCGTTGTTAATCAGTTGGCGTGCCCGTGCAAGGCCGGTGGAAATCATGCCACGCTGGCTTGGAGGTTTTTTGGCGCGCACTTCTAGCGCACGACGAGCTGCCTCTCGAGCCGAGGCAGGGGCTTTCCATGTATTACTCATCAAATCCTCGTAATTGTAAGAATCTGACTTCCATCGGTTGGAGAGTGTGCCACAGCGGTAATCGTGGCAGCGGCTGACACCTGCGTGCTTACTGTAAACGTGCCAAGACTATCTGGTGCATAAAACAAACACATATCAGTAAACAGTACGTTTACCGTAGGAGTTTGATGATTTGCAAAAAATCGCGCATCTGCCCCATTTTGATACAAAAAGTTTGTACGAACCACTACCGCAGCGGTTGAGCGTAGTTGATAAGTGGCAAGATACATACCCTTTGCTGGAATGGGAATGTTTGTTATCGGTGTAGTGATTGGAAAATCTTGTTGTTGTCCTGAGTAGCTTGTCACAATCGTGTCAAATGCGATGTTGGTCGTGCCAGCGGCGGCAAACACGGTGTTGGTGCTTTTGTAGAGCGTCACATATCGTTTCAGCTGTGTCGTAGTCAGCTCGTTGTACACATACTGAAGCGATCCGCTGGTGCCAAGCAGATTGTTCCATAGTAGCGCGGTGAGTGCATTTCCCGTTGAAACGTTTGTTGGCGTGTTCCAAGTCATGTTATCCTCCTATAAAAATATGGTACTAAATGTACTCGTTCCAAATACCCCAAAGTTTGTAAGTGTAATTGTTGACGATGACGCAGTGTGTTGACTATTGCCAATCCCATATCGATTGCGACAAAGTGATACCAATTCTGTATGATCATATGCGGTATCCTCGGTGTGTATATAAAACAAAGTATATGCAACTGTTTCATCTACCGGATTTCCGATAAGGTATTTGTAGTTGTATTCACTTTGATACCACCATCCGTTATATACCGTGGTTTGATTGTTTGCCGTCCACAGCGTGGTTGGATAATTTGGATGAGATATGGTGGCAAGCTCCAAGCTATCCATATAAAACACAAACTCGTTGCCGATGTCACGATTGCGTATGACATATAAGTGCGGAGTTTTGCTATTAAAACCATTCACTTTAACTTGCTTTACGATTTCGCCCACACGACACTCGAAATAGTGATGGTCGTTGCTTGAGTCGTACCAATACGCAAGACCAGCAGCTGCCCATGTTGGCTGTTTATCATTGCCTCTTGCGCCAACAGATATAAGGAACTGCCGAACATCTCCGGTATTTGTTGGCCAAATATCCATTTGTGCCACCATGCCAAACAACTCGTTGTTTTTAACAGCGACAATATTATTTCCGTTGTATGTCCACACACTCGCCCAAAAACTTGGATACAACGTAACGCCACCAGATTCAAGCGTTCGATTTGCCGAGTATGTAGTAGACAGTGAAGCATCGGCATCATACTGCCCCCAAGTGCTAATCATGTTGTACGATTGCGTCAGATTCCACTCGCTCCAAATAGAATAATATTCTGGCACACTGTTTTGTAGTATGGCATTATCACTGTTGCGTGTCGCATCCCACGCAAGCACATTCCATGTACTTGGTAAATTGGCAATGACTCCATCTCGAATACGTATTTCAGTCATAAAGCCCTCACTACTGACATAATGCCACCAGGTATGATGGTACGCATTTCTCTACGAAGATGCTGAATCATGTTTGCGTCAGTCCTCCAAAGCCCCATGTGGGCAAACCGCTGAATGTCTTCCCGATGCACCAATCCTGAGTATGTGGCCGTGTTGTACAAGACTACTTGCGTAGGGAATTGCGAAATCGCCCAGCGCGCAAACAAGACTTGCGACCGCTCGTAGATACTCATTCCGCCACTCTTCTTGATGTACACCATACCAATACCACGTCGCCAATGTGGACGTTTCAAGTTAAACATTCGCTCTGCTGGATACTGTGACACATAGTCACGCCCTCGAGATGCCAACACTCGAAGCAGGTCAGTCGTGTGTCGTTCCAGCTTTACTCCGTAGTCATCGCCACGATTGCGAATCATCTTCTTCAAGAACGGCGAAAGAATGACTCCCTTGTACGTCTTCACACAACCTCCAATCGCAATGAACATCGGCAGTATGGATGCGCTGGGGGAGGGGTGTTCCATACGGATTGCGGTTGTCCATTGAGCGGTCGGCACTTGCTACACACAAGTTCGTCCTGCGCCGTCACCCATATTAGTTGTGTCTGAATGCCTTGCTCTGCAAGAATCGCCTGAATCTGGATGATTACCATTGCTTTAGCATTTGTGATTTCGGTGACCGCAATAATCTCCGCTCGGCGGTCGCCAAATGGAATATCAAACAGCGCATCGTTACTGATGATGCCACCGTTGATAATAGCCATTAAGTATCGGCGAGTGGTGTCTTCAATTTGCTTGCCACGGTTATTTACATACGTATCCCATTCCGGCGCAATCCGAAGTGTCAGCGTTAATGGGTCTACTGCCACACCGGTGGCTTGGACAGCCTCAGCAATCAGTTGCTGATACACACTTGTCAGTGACAGATTGAGTGCTGCCGCAACCTCACGGCCAAGCCGTTTTGCAAACTCATCTACGCTTAACGATACGCCTTGTCGCTGTGCATCACGGCGAATCTTTGTCATTGCTTTGGATAGAATGTCATACAGTTCTTGCTCATCCGGTGTCAGCGATTCTCCTGGGGCAGACTTAAACGCCTTGAAAATATGGCTGACCGCATCGGTACAATCTGCTTCTGACAGCAAGTGCTTTAAGTGACAGCTATCAGTGTACGGAATGTCTGTAGACTCAAAGCGCACGTCCGCAGATCGCCCTGACTTAATGCTCTTAATGGCTTTTGCTTTCCAGCGATTGAGGTCAATCGAAGCCGTACTTGCAAGTGACTTTGTCAGCTTTTCCGGAACGGTGGACACCGGCTCGGGAGTTTCATCAACAATGCGTGGCGCAGTGGCGTTGATGATTTCCTCTGGTTGGTCAAACTTGTCATCAATGTTCATTGGTGCTTGTTCGATTGGCCCATAGCCCATCATATCGCGCGCCTCGTTGACCGTGAGAATAGGGCTACCGGTCAACTGAATCACTCCCTGCGCCTTGTCCAGCTCGTTGCGTTGATAGGTTTCCAGCTTGTCCGGACGTGGCATAATGCGAAGATTAGCACGCTCTAACAGTTGCTCATTGAGCGCATCGCAAATCATCTGTGCCTGCGGCACGACAGTGTCTTCGTAGAACGCAAGGCGGTCAACGTTTGCGGTAGCATACGTGGCGGCGTTGCTCAACACCAGCGAGTGTGGCACGCCAAATGCCGTCAATGTATCTGTGCGTGACTGTTCGGTCAGCTCCGGATTGACGGTGTCTTTGAGCGTATCTCCCACTACTACCGGTTTAACATCCGAGCGAATAGCCACGGTGTTCCAAGAGTTCTTTACCCCTGACATAAACCGTTTCCACCAATTCTCCAACTTGTCCATTTCAGACTGTTGAGTTGGGCCATTGACGGTAAGCAACGTAGCCTTAATTGCGCCACGACTCCAAAAGTTTTGCAGGAATGTGTCAAGAAAGTACAACGTGCTTGCAGATCGCAATGCCGTTTCGGCAGGTGCTGGCCCAGGGCCGACCTCTGCTTCTACGTTATCCATCCAAAAATACACAACATCTTTGGTAGACAGTTTGTACTCTTTGTTGCCAATAACACGCTTAAATCCAATTAAGCCATCGGTTTCATTGTAGATGGGGTTGATAGTGAGCGGCAGAATACTGCGAAGTTTCCCATTCAGACCATACTTGTTGCGCTCAATAAGCAAATACGCCGAGCCAAACAAACAGAGATTCAGTTCAATCTTGCGAAGCAGTGGACGCAACGTTCGCATAAACGTTACGATTTCCGGCTTAAACGAAACGTCTTCGTCGCCTTGCATGATGATGTATGGCAAGTTGCTGACTGCGTGCGCTCGTAGCTCAATGGCAGATCGCATCACCGGTACGTTGCGGTACGCATGTGTTGCAGAGATTGGGCCAGACTCATCAAGCTTCCCTTCAAGCACTCGCCAATAGCTTGGCGGAAACGCTTCTATCGGAATTGACTTTAACCCCATAGTAGTAACTTTCCTCCACTGCCAAGCATCGGCATTGCACCAGATACAGCGTCAACGTAGTCATCGTGTCGCCCCATTGGAAACATGGTGACTTCATCCAAGAACTCATTCATCCACGATCCTGCGACAATATGCACTTTGCCCTGTTCTGCCCTACTTGCCCATGCCATAGCTCGTTGCACTTTATCCTTAACGACACGGATTCCCCCAATGTGAATATGTGCAATCTCTTTGATACGCATCAATTCTTGAATGGCCGCAAGACCATGCAAGGCTTCTTCAATGTAGTGGAAGGTGTGTTCCTCTTCCAGCATCGTGCGTATCATAATCTTTTGCACATCGGGCCACTCCGCTCGGAGGTGGATTCCCTCTTTCAAGTATAAATTGCCATCGTCATCCATTGCAATAGCAACGGACGCTGTGAAGTCGGCAGTAGTCTTTACCGATGCTGCCAAATCCCAATATCGTACCCACTGAAGATTCTCCGGAGCGGATGCCACAATACGAAACCAATCCCGACGAAACAGCGCACCCATCGGGTCAAGAAACTCACCCTCTACTTCCTGTGCCTGCCACTCAGCAGTGTACGAGTCAAGAAGTGATTCAATGAATCCCTCGGGAAGATAGGGATTGTCCTTGCTGGATGATTTGATGATTTCGTAATTTTTTCCAGAGTTGAACGTGCGGTAAAGCCAATTTTTTCCTCGAGGCGTAGTCACTGCCCAGCCACGGCTTGGATGCTCACGTAGACGACCAATCATGACCTGCCATACCACTTGCTCAAGCATCGCCGCCTCATCCAGCATAAACCATCCAAGATTCGGGCCACGGAGATGGTCTGGATCGTCGCCTGACCGAAACAAAATGGTGCGGTTGCCTTTCAACTCCGCCATCATCTCTTTTTGCTTGAAGTTGACTAGGATGCTTGCCTGTCGTGACAGGTCAAGAAACGTGCGAAGCGTCGCATCTCGAAGCATGGTGTACGTTGGCGCAACGACCATGCCGATAGAGTTTGCTGGTTGACGAAAACACTCAACGATGCCAGCCCTAGTTTTTCCAGAGCCGACACCGCCTACAAACAGTCGATACCGTGCTTCACTCGCCCAAAAGCGGCGTTGAGGCTCCGTCATCGTTGAGTGCCTGATGACTTGCTTGTCCGAGTGAGAGGTCGATGACATAGTCCACTTGCCCTTCGTGTTCAACGATACGCTTACCGTAATCCCGTGGGAAACGTCGCTCTAACTTCCAAGCGGCGGCGTGCCAATCGCCAGCACTTGCAGCTTGCTCAATCTTTGCGAGCCACCGCACCGCACTTTTGCCCTCTGCCTCACGACATTGGTCAGCAAAGTCTTCATCCTCTTTCATCCACCGGCGCAAGGTGGTTTCAGCGATGCCTGATGCGTTGGCGGCAAGCGTATACGTTGCTCCAAGCTCAAGTGCTTGAAGAACTTTGCGGATGCGATCCGGTGTCTTCTTGGTTGAAATAACGGTCATTTTTGATTCCCTTTCACGCGAAATCCCCGTCGTTCCATTTCCAGCTTGACATCCTGATAGTCTTCATACGAGTCAAGCTCTATAAGTACAATAAACGTTTTCTCAAACGATGGCAATACCTCTGGATTGTCAATCGGCGGTGGCTCAATGCCAGCGTCAATCTTCAATTCCTCAATGACATGCTCCAAGCCATCCGTGACTTCCACTTCCTGCAACAATTCTGCGAGCTTTTCTTCGTCAATGGATGCCATTGCGCTGATAGGGTCAAACGTAGCAAGGATAGTCTTTTCCTCACTCTCCGACAGCTCCACATACGTCACCGGCACCATTGGTTGGTCGTTGCGAAGCGCAAGTGCCACACGCAGATGACCGTCAATGATGTGCCCACTGACACGATTGACGATGACGCTTTGCACGACACCCACGTCAGACAGTACCGAGTGAAGTGCCATTTGCTGTGCCTTGCCGTGGATTCGGAAGTTATACGGATTGGCAAGAAGCTGGTCGGGTGCTTCTTCTCCGTGTCCAACAATGCGATTTGTGTACATCATAACCCCATCGGATTCTTTTCACGCACCGTGTACTCATGGAACTCAATGCGCCGCCGTGCTATCTCAATGTACTCAGCGTTCAGTTCAATGCCTACAAACTGCATGTTTTCCAACACGGCCGCACATCCTGTACTGCCACTACCCATGAACGGATCGAGCACCACACCGTTTGGTGGTGTAACAAGACGCACAAGGTAGCGCATCAGCGTGATGGGTTTGACGGTGGGATGGTGGTTGGCACGTCGTTCTGGTGGTTTGTTTTCATACCCCCCATTTGGCGAACGTGAATCATTTCTCCATTCAGATACATTAAGGTTTCCTTCCATTTTTCGATTCATTGTGGGCTTTTTTTCCATCCCATCCAGCCCCGCTTCCCGCTCCGCCCGTGATGCCTTGGCAACGTAGAAAAAGCGGGAGGCGCCGTGCCCACTCTGCTCATCCAGCATTTGCGCCGCCTCCTCATCGAGGATGACGTTGGCGGGCCAGCGGCCTGTACCTGTCCAATCTATGCGAGGTGTTGTAGATGTATTCCATGTTCGGTCGCTCCCGTATGACGTAGTTGTGCTGTTACCTTTTTTTCGTGTTAATTGTTCACTCCCCACCCTGCACCCGTCAATGTTGAGCGCACCGCACCCCCACGTCATGACATTGTCCGCCACCGTGCCGGACAGTGGCTTCCGTGCAAGAACGGCGGGCTCAACTGCTGGTTTTAGAGATGTGCCAAAGCCGTGCCACTGTTGGGCTTCTGGAGTGGCGGGGGCGGTGAGAACATATTCAGCATCACTTATCCATTTATCATCGTGCATGACACCAAGCGAACGCATTGGTTTTCCTTTACCCACCACCTCACGCTCCGCCCCTGCCTGCTTATCAATCGCCTTGCTCACGTCAAGGCTTTTCGGGAATCCCGAGCCATATATCCATTGGATACAATCCCGTATCTCAAAGCCTGCATCCTCAATGGCGCAGGTCATGCGGTGATATGTCCGAGTGCCGCCAAAGGCGATTAAGTGCCCACCTGGCTTCAGCACTCGCAGGCACTCCGCCCACAATGTTTGGTCGTAGGCAATCCCCGTGCTATCCCATTTCTTCCCCATGAAGCCAAGTTCATAGGGAGGGTCAGTGACGATGCTATCAATAGAATTATCGGCAAACGTTTTGAGTACTTCCCGATTATCGCCGTGGTGCAATGTATAGCGCATATCTACCTCACTGCTATTGGCATGATGATGTACAAGAACGTGTCGTTGCCCTGTGGGCGAAACAGGATGGGCGCATTTGCGTTGGATGAGTGGAGAATGGCGTGTGTGCTGATGCTTGCAAGCGTAGACAACGCATCTTGCAGGAACTTTCCGTTCACTGCTACTTCGTGATGCGTGCCACTGTGCATACCGTCTATTCGTGATGAGCCGGTGCCTTGTTGCGATCCGCTGTACACCAACATCGTGCTTTCATTGCCGATGTCTAATCGCACCGCTCCCCCTGGATTCATCAATGATGCAATTTTGACCGCTTTCTGGAAGTCTGCAATCTCAAATGAAAACAGTGATTCGTGGTTAGTGGGAATAACCCGACCAACGTCCGGAAACTTTCCGTCAATCAGCCGAGAAACCATGCACTTGGTCTTGGTAAACAGTGTGATGCTGTTTTGGTTTTCGGCTATCTGCATACTGATTTCGTCGTCGTCTGCGAACACGCGAGTTGCCTCGTTGATGGTGGTGGCCGGTATCAGCAAGTTGATAGGCTCACCATTCCACGCTGGAAGTGAGTTCTTGGCAAGACGAAAGCCGTCTGCCGCCACAATCATCGCATCGTCGCCAAGTTGCATGTTCACTGCCGTCAACACCGGTCGTGAGTCATCATACGCTGCTGCCGACGCAACCTTTGACATCAAGCGCACAATGTTGCCAATTTGATGCGATGGCGCATCGGTGATGGTTGGCACATCTGGATAGTCACTTGCTGGCATTGTGGTTAGCGTGCTTTTGGACTTCTCACAGGTAACGATGGCTGACACGTCGCTCACCTCAATGTAAATCATCTTTGGTGGCAAGTTGTTCACAAGATCAAGCAACAACTTGGCAGGGATACAGATGCTTCCCGCCTCATCCACCTTTGCAGGCATCGTCAGCGAGATGCTTAACTCCAAATTGGTGGCCGACACTTGCACGTTGCCATCTTTTGCCTCAAACAGAAAGTTTGAGAGTACCGGTAGTGTGCTTTTGCTAGGAACGGCACGATATACCGACATCAGCACACTCCGAAACACGTCTTGTTGTACGTAGAACTTCATTACGCATCCACCTTTGGCAATTCAATACCCTGCTGATTCTGATACTTGCCACCCTTGTCAGCGTAGGAGATGACGCAGGGTGCTTCTCCCTCAAAGAATAGTAGCTGGCCAATTCCCTCGTTGGCGTACACACGTACCGGCAGTGGCGCGGTGTTGCTCAACTCAATGGTGATATACCCCTCCCACTCTGGCTCAATCGGCGTGGTGTTCACAATGATGCCACACCGAGCGTAGGTGCTTTTGCCGACGATGATGCCAAGATGGTCACGGGGAATGCGTACTCGTTCCACGGTCTGACACAATACAAACTGCTGTGGCGGAATGTCGATATAATCAGCCACAATCTCTTCCATCATTTCATCTAGATTCTTTGCCTTTGGGTCAATGACTGCCCCGAAACGAGGGTG